ATTAAATACTGTATAATATAGCTTCAATGTAAGTTCGGAGGGAATATGAACTTTTACACTAGCGTTAACCGATATGGTAACAACATCCTCTACAGAGGATTCGAAAGTGGCAAACGTATCGAAAAGAAGATACCTTACATGCCCACCCTGTTCATTCCCAGTCCAAAAGAGACTGGATGGAACACACTACACAATCAACCAGTACAACCAGTAACCTTTGATACAATGAAGGAAGCTGGAGAGTTCATCAAGAAGTATGATGGTGTAGATAACTTTCCTGTATATGGAACTACCAATTATGTCAACCAGTTTGTTACTGATAAGTTTCCTGGTCAAGTAAAGTTTGATCGGGATAAGGTCAATGTGACCTCTCTGGATATTGAGGTTCACTCTGAGGATGGTTTTCCATTTGTAGCAGAGGCCGCTCATCCTGTTACAGCTATCACAATGAAGAACAACCAAAGTAACATCTACTATGTTTGGGGGTTGAAAGACTATGACGCAGATAAATGTCCAATCGATGGTGTCGAAGCTATCCAGTACGTTAAGTGTAAAGACGAAGTCGATCTGTTACTCTCTTGGTTACAGTATTGGCATGATCCTAGGTGGTGTCCCGATGTGGTTACTGGTTGGAATACTCGTTTATTTGATTTCCCATATCTTATTAACCGTGTCAAGAATATCATAGGTGGGGATGTCTACAAGAAGTTCTCACCATGGGGTGTAGTGGATCAACGTGAGATCATTATCGCAGGTCGTCCTAACATTGCATATGAGATGATGGGTATCCAGCAACTAGACTATTATGATCTGTTCAAGAAGTTTGGATACTCTTATGGTACACTTGAATCATACAAGCTCGACCATGTTGCATTCACCGTTCTTGGAGATAAGAAGCTGTCCTTCGAAGAGGTTGGTAATCTACAGAATCTCTATAAGCAAGATCATCAGCTTTACATAGATTACAACATTAAGGATGTTCAGCTTATCGATCGCTTGGAAGAGAAGATGGGTCTGATTACTCTTGCTATGACTATGGCATATCGAGGTGGTGTGAACTACTCTGAGACATTTGGCACTACATCTATCTGGGATTCTATTCTCTATCGTCTGATGTATAAAGATCAGATTGCTGTACCTCCAAGAAAGGCTCTGACGAAGACTCCTTATCCTGGTGCATATGTTAAAGATCCCCAGGTTGGTATGCACCAATGGGTTGCATCCTTTGACTTGAACTCTCTATATCCAAACATTATTGTACAGTACAATATGTCACCTGAGACCATTGTTGAGCGTAAGATAACCAATGTCTCTGTGGATAGTCTTCTTGATCGGGATGAGTTTAGACTAGATGACGATGTGGCTGTATCTGCAACTGGTCAAGCGTTCAGCAAGGATCGTCAAGGTATCATTCCAAAGATTATTACTCAGTATTATGATGAGCGTAGACAGATTAAGAACCGCATGCTCGAAGCTCAACAAGAATATGAACAAAAGAAGACAAAGAAGCTAGAGAATGAGATCAACACTCTTGAGAATCAGCAGATGTCTATCAAGATTCTTATGAACTCGCTCTATGGCGCTTTGGGTAATAACTACTTCAGATACTTTGATCACAGAGTAGCTGCTGCGATTACTACATCTGGTCAGCTGTCTATCAAATGGGCAGAACAAGCTATTAACAAGGAGATGAATAAACTACTCGGTACAGTAGATGAAGATTACATCATAGCTATTGACACAGATTCACTCTATGTTAAGATGACTGGTCTTGTCGAGAAGAACAATCCAGAAAACCCAGTCAAGTTTATTGACATGATTGCAGAGAACCACTTCGAGAAGATCCTAGCAGAAGCATATGCAGAACTTGCTGAGACAATGAATGCATATGAGAATCGTATGGAGATGGCACGAGAAGTGATTGCAGACAAGGGTATCTGGGTTGCTAAGAAGCGGTACATTCTGAATGTACATAACAATGAAGGTGTTCAGTATGCTCAGCCAAAGCTGAAGATGATGGGTATCGAAGCTGTCAAGTCATCCACTCCTCAGGTCTGTAGAGATAAGTTCAAAGAGATCTTCCGAGTGATCATTGATGATGGTGAGGAGGCTACTCAACGATTCATTAAGGATTTCAGAAGAGAGTTTTCAAGTCTTGACCCAGAACAGGTTTCATTTCCTCGAGGAGTATCTGATGTAGACAAGTGGGTATCTCGTAAGGATATCTACTCCAAGGGATGTCCCATTCATGTTAGAGGTGCTCTACTATACAACCATCATCTTGCTAAACACAAGATTGATAACAAGTATGAGACAGTGAAGAATGGTGAGAAGATTAAGTTCTGCTATTTGAAGACACCTAATCCAATCAAAGAGAATGTGATCTCATATTCGTTGAACTTACCTAAGGAGCTTGACTTGCATCGGTTTATTGACTATAATAAGATGTATGAGAAGTCATTCCTTGAGCCTATCCGTTCTATCTTAGATGCTGTAGGTTGGGATGATGAACCCAAAGCAACGTTGGAGGCATTCTTTGGAACCTGAACAACTGAAACATCTCACTTGGCCATGGAAAGGTTGGGGATACATGCCACCAATCAAAGATGTCTTTGAAGCATTTGAGTATGTTGAGCAAGCCTATCAACCAAGAAAGATACTAGAGATAGGATATCATGCTGGGCACTCGACAACATACATGCTGGAGACATTTCCCAATAGTACTGTTGTGTCATATGGTGTATCAACACAAGCTCGTAAGACTATGGGAAATCTGATGGCTCATTACAAAGATCGCCTTATGGTGAACTTAAAACATTCTGCTGAGATAATAAGTGATAGTAATCAATATGACTTCTGTCTAATTGATGGTAACCATGAATATGTCAATGCTTTAGCTGATATAAAAGTTTGTATGGATAAGCAGATACCTCATATGTTAATAGACAATTGTGAACACAGATCTGTTACCGATGCTTGTGTAGATATGTTTTCTAACACTAACTACAACAAAGCTCGATCATTTAGTTACTTTGCACAGTGGAACAATGTTGCGCGTTTTAACAGAATAGATTTGTGGTCTGTGAAGGATGTTTAGTCTAACTATATTTCAGAATCAATGGGACAATAAGACTCATCGCAAGATGCATTTCAAGTCTTGGGATGAGTTTAGAGATTTCCTATATAAATTATCAAAGCTACCGAAGAAAGGTAAACGTGATGCAGAATTACTTTCTCCAGCAATATATGAAACTGGGACTACAAGAGCCAACAAGAATGTATTGGCTTGGGCAGGTTGGGCTGCTGTTGATGTTGATGATTGGCAGGTTGAGGGGAATCTAGAGCATGAACTACGTGACCGTTTTGGAGCTTACAATTTTATTTGTTATTCTACCGCCAGCAGTGTATCTTCTATGCCTAAGTTTCGTCTGGTGTTCGAACTTAACCAAAGTGTCCCTGCAGAACGTATCAAACATTTTTGGTTTTCCCTCAACTCGGAACTGGAAGCAGTTGGAGACAAGCAAACAAAAGACGTTAGTCGAATGTATTACATTCCTGCAGATTATGCTGGCGCTAACAACTTTATCTTTAGTAATACTGGTCGTGCTGTAGATCCAGATGAATTGATGGCCAAGTGGCCATATGAGGAACGAAAGACTTCTGGGAACTTCTTAGATAGGTTACCAGATGCGTTTAGAGATCAAGTGATTGCATATCGTAAAGATAAGTTAGACAATACTGACTATGTGTGGACAAGCTATCAAGACTGTCCATTCTGGCCAAAGCGGATGGCTGCAGAATATATAACTATCTCATCAGAAGGTTGGTATCGTAAGATGTACCAAATCATGATTGGTATTGCTGGCAATGCAGTTAGTAGAGGATATCCAATCACTGCAACTCAGATAGTAGAAATGTGTAGACAATTTGATATGGATACTGGAAAATGGTATGAGAATAGACCTATGGAGGTAGAAGCAAATAATGCACTTGAGTATGTGTATATCAATGGAGAAGTAAAGTGAGGGTTTACGGGTATCGCGATTATGAACATTATGTGGAACAGCAAACTCTTGCAAATGTAGAGAAACTCTCTAGGTGTTGGGCAACTCGTGACATGACGAGTAGGTTTGCCAAACATTATCGAAAATTTAGAAAGGATCCAGCTACCATATTGTGTCATGGTTCTCGTAATGGTATGGAGGTAAGATGGTTTAGTGAAGAGTTTCCCGAGGCTCTTGTTCTTGGAACAGATATATCTTATACAGCTACTAATTTCCCTAACCAGGTTCAATGGGACATGCAGAAAGAAAATCCAAACTGGATAGGTAAATGGGATATGGTTTATACCAATTCATTGGATCATGTAATTGAATTTAACGGAACACTAAGTACGATATTTAATCAGTTAACTATGGATGGTCTGTTTATATTGGAT